CAGAAGCTACGCGCCGATCTGGTGGAGCTGGACCCGCCACTTCTGCCCGGCTGTCACCCACTCAGCTACAAATGGAGGGCTGACCAATGAACCTCACGATCCAGAACGCGGGGCCGGTCCTTGCGGCCGATCTCAATGTGCTGGGGGCGGCGGTCAAGATCATCTTGGCCGGTGGCTCCAGCCTCAACGAAACCGAGATGAAGCGCGCAAGCGGGGCAAGCTATCATCTGTGGAAATCCAAGGGTGATGCGATCACCTCCTTAGTGCAACATCTGGAGGCGGTGCCGGAACCGTCTGGGCGGTAATCCCATGAGACAATTTGGCATCATCTCAAGCTCGATCTGGCGCAGCAAGCGCTTTCGGCAGCTCACCACAGACCTGGCCCGGCTGACCTATCTCTACCTACACACCACGACGCACGGCAACAGCGCCGGGGCCTTTGTCCTGCCGCCCGAGATGGCGGCACTGGAGCTGAAAGTGCCGAGCGAGGACGTGCGCGCATCCTTCATCGAATTGGCCGAGTGCAGGCTGATCCGATACGACCCAGAGGAGGAGCTGATCCAGATCGTCAACTTCTTCCGCTTCAACTCGATATCAAGCCGCAAGCACTTGGCCGGGCCTGTGCGTATTATCCAGGCATTGCCGCAATCGCCGGTCAGGGACTGCGCCGCATGTGATCTGATAATGGCAATGTTTGAACGCCGCGAAGAATGGCGCGAGAAAGCATCAAGGCTTAAGCGTAGTGAAAATCGAAGCGATCATACCGACGCCGGGAAAATCCTGGAAGCAATGGGCGGTTTCGACGGCACCGCAGCGGATATCATCAAGGAAATGAAGCTCGAACCTATGCTCTTGTCGCAAGAAATCGGGATCGACGGACACACGCTCGACCGCCTCGAAGAAGCCCTACTGATACCCCTATCTCATACCACTATCGAAAGCCCTAGCGATACAACGGAAACGGAAAAGACAACGGAAAAGACAACGGAGAAGGATAAGACCAAGACCACGGATAAGACCACGACCACGGAGAGGGGGGTGCAGGGGGGAGAGGGTCCGAAAAGCTGCCCGCCCTCCCCGCCCGCTGATAGCGGTCGGTCGGGCAGCACGAACGTCGGGGATGAAGCGCTCAGGCATCTACGGCAACGCTTGGCAGAACGAGGGGAAGCATGATGGCAGATCGAGGCAAGCTCGCACTCACCGATCCAGAGCAGGTCGAGGCGCAGATCGAGGCTTACTTTCTCAGCAGGATGCGCAAGCGCTACGTCCCAACCGGCAAGGCCGATGGGCAAATGATCTACGAGGAGGAGGAATACATGGCTCCGCCAACGATGGCAGGGCTCGCGCTCGCGCTTGGTGTGACCAGGACCACGATCCTCTATTACAGCAAAGGCGAGGGGAACCGGGATGAAAGTTTGATCCCGATCATTGCACGCGCGAAGGGTCGGATAGCTGAATGGTGGGAGGAAGCGCTGGCGAACAGGGAAGCCTCTAACGGGGCCAAGTTCGCCCTGGAAGTGAACCACGGCTATGGCCGAGAAGATCGAGAAAGCGGCACGGGCGATGGTTTCGAGGTGAATGTGATCCCGCCAGCAGCAGGGAAAGCGATCAAAGCGATCCCCAAGTGGCAACCGGAAGGGTACGATGATGAATAGGGCAGAGAAAGAGCAGGAGCGCCACCAGAGGCGCGTAAGGCACGTTTCGGGCATCATGGGTGCCGAAAACATAGAAGGCCGTTCATCGGCCAGCACAGGAGGAGCAAGTGACTTGCCCGAGCTGCGGAGCCAAGAGGAGCTGGATGCAGACTGGCCGGAAGGATCGGGGCTGTTTGTGTGGGGGGCTGTCGGCCTGATCGCGTGGCTCGTTGCCGGGGGAGTTCTGGTATGGCTGGTTTAAAGCAGGAGTTGCGCGTTGAGCGTATGGATAGCGGCAGCGAGGAGGCGGTGATCGCCCAGGCGCTTGACCGCGTGGAGCCTGGCGACCTAGTGGTGTATCATCGCGGCGTGTCGGGCTCTGCGCCTCGATCCGTTAAGACGGCGGCGATGCTTCTGCATGATCGCGGGCTCTGCCTTCTGACGCAGCGGATCACGGCCGACCGCAACCAAGACGGTGAGCGGATCGTGGATTACTTGGCGATCAAGACGAGGGGCAAGCGGTGATGGAGCTGTTCGGATGGTGACACAGACCTGGACCTACGAGACGAGCCCGGTGGCCTGGGCCTACAAGCTCGACCGTTCGTTCGCGTCGTTCATCATCGGGCCGGTCGGCTCGGGCAAGTCGGTGCCCAGCCTGCAACGCATCCTCGATCTTGGCCAGGAGCAAGCGCCCAGCGCCGACGGCAAGAAGCGCAGCCGCTTTGCGATCATCCGCAACACCATGCCGGAGCTGCGATCCACCACGGCCGTGACCTATCAGCAGATTTACCCAGCCGATGCCTTTGGGGATATCATCTGGCGATCACCAGCCACGCACATGATCGAGCCGCGCGGATTGGACCTGGAGATCGAGGTCAACCTGGTTGCGCTCGACAAGCCCAAGGACGTGAAGAAGCTTCTATCGCTGGAGCTGACCGGGGCCTTCATCAACGAGATGCGCGAGGTGCCGCGATCCGTTATCACTCGCCTGACCGAGCGTGTCGGCCGGTTCGGGGTGAACGAGCGCCCGACCACCTGGAGCGGCATTTGGGGCGACACCAACCCGCCCGACGCCGATCATTGGCTCTACGGCTGGCATCACCGCGAGACGCCCGAGGGCTACAGCTTCCACCAGCAACCGCCCGGCGTCCTGGAGGTGAAGCCCAGGGGCGGCGGTGCCGAGATTGTGGACGAGAATTTCCCCGAGTATCAGGGCGTGCGCCTCACATCGGCCGAGGTGCTGATCTGGTATCGCGGCAAGGTCCGGCGCGTCGATTGCCCGATTGAGGTGATCCGAGCGGCGGATCGGTTCTGGATCGTTAACCCTTGGCAGGAGAACCTGGTCGCGCTGTCCCGCGTCGATGCTGGCTCGAACCCGCTCGGAGTGCGGAGCTACTACGGCCGCGCGCTGGCAGGCAAGACGCTGGAGGAAATCCAGAGCTACCTCCAGGGCGTCTACACGTTCGTGACGGATGGGCGGCGCGTGGTCCCGCAATACAACGGCCAGGTGCATGGCGTCGATCACCTGCCCGTCATGCCCGACGAGCCGATCTACATCGGGGCCGACATTGGCGGCGGCACGCTCCAACCTTCGGCACTCCTGTTCCAGCGGCATCCCAAGGGCGTGCTGCTCGCGCACCGCGAGGTAGTGTGCTTCGACATGGGGATCAAGCGCTTTGGTGAGCTGGTGGGCGAGGCCCTGGTCAAGCACTTCCCCGATCACGTCGCCAAGGGGCTGACCGGCAAGGGCTGGGGCGATCCGGCCGGTGGCAAGCGGGACGAGATATTCGAGACGGCGAGCTTCGACTGGCTGCGCTCGCAGCACGGCATCAACCTGGAGCCCGCGCCAACCCAAGACCCGAAGATGCGGATCGCGGCGCTGGCCGGGCCATGCGAGCGGATGATCGAGGGCAAGCCTGGGCTCCTGGTCAACAAGCGCAACTGTCCGATGCTGCACAAGGGTCTGATGGGTGCCTGGTACTTCAAGCGGCTGGCCGTGTCTGGCGATGATCGCTATGCCGACAAGCCCTCCAAGAACGACGAAAGCCACATCTGCGACGGGGCGGGCTATGGCTTCCTCGGCGTGGGCGAGTTCGACCGCTTAGGCGGAAGGCAGGACTTCGGCAAAGGCCCCGCATCCTTCCAGGCTGATGGTGACTTTGACGTTTTTGCTTGACGTGTGACGGGGTGCGGTCCACGGTGATTGCCACATATCAAGGGGTTAGCAGCATGTGGAACCGAACAGTGGACCGAGGGCCGGTACCCGCACCGTGGCGCGACCATGCGAAAGATGAAGAAAAACAAAGGCTTATCGTAATACAGAAGCGGATCGAGCGCAAAACAGCGACGATTGAGGAGCTTCTGGCCGAGCGCCGCCGGATCATGCGGCGCGCGATTGCGCGGATGCGCAGAGCGGAGGGAAAGGAATGACCGACTTATACGACGAGACCGACTACTTCGGCACCCCCGGAAGGAACCGACCAATGACTGATATGCGCGAAGAACTGGAACCATTGCCCTGCCCGTTTTGTGGGGGTGAGGCCCAACTAATGTGTCCTGAGTTTGAAGATAGCAACTGTGCGGCTGTGATGTGCATGACCTGCTATGCCACGTCACCAGATAAGGACGATTGGCGCTTGGCCGTCATCGCATGGAATACCCGCGCCGATCTGGTCGAAGCAGCCCGCGAAGAAGGACGGCAGGCGTGGCTGAGAGAGGCGGTTGAACGGCTTGCCGACAACTGGACTTGGGACGATGCAGATGACCTCGCTGAGATTATTGACGACATCCTTGCCCAGCCCACCTTTACGCCACCTGATGAAACGGGGTGCCAAGAATGCGGCGGGGAGAACCCAGTGTGGTTCGCGCCGCATGATCTCTGGAACCGTGTCATGGGCGGCGAAGATTGCAAGGATGATCCCGGCGGCATTCTCTGCCCGGTCTGCTTTATTCGCAAGGCGGAGATGGCAGGCATTAAGGAAATATGGCGGGTTGGTCCGGTAGAAGACAACCCGCCGAGGTCAAAGGGCATGACAGTGCAGGAGGTTTTCATGGACGCCGGGGCGCATCCCGCGCCATCGCAGAACATAATGGGGAAGTGATGGCTGATGCTGTTTGGAGAGCGTTGGCGATGCTACCGGGACTGCCCGAGCTGGGGGCGTATCCCACGCCGCTGGAGTGTGCCGAGGCGGCGGATTACTTCGCCGGGCTTCTCGGGGTGGCGGTGAAATGCTTCGTGGCGGTGCCTGCATGAGCGAGGCTATGTTCATCTGCGAGGGGTGCGGCAAGGTCTACCCCGAAACCTGCCCAACGTGCCCAGATCGCGGCCACGGCCGGGGTGTAACGGTCCACCAGATCAAGCAAGCGCTGCGTGACAGCCCAACGGTTGGTGACGTGAACCACGCGGCCAAACACTACGGGCAACACGTTGCGATCCTGGATCGCGAGGGCGGCAATGCTCGAACGATGGCGATCCAGATCAAGAACCTGGCGAGTTATCGACGCCGGGAGCTAGGGTATCGGCCATGAGTAACCGCATGACAGCCGCCCAGCTCCAGGCGTTCTACAAGGCCGACGGCGACCACAGAGCGCCGCGCCAGGACCGCGAGGGGCCGATCCACAAGGCGATCCTCGATCTCCTTGATCTCGCGTTGCCAAGCGATGCGATCTACCACCACAGCCCGAACGAGCTGGACATGGCCGGGGCCGAGGCCGCGCGCCAGATCGCCAAGGCGCGCAAGCTCGGCACCAAGGCGGGCTGGACAGATATAGAAATAGTGTGGCAAGGTAGGTTTTACGGGATTGAGGTCAAAGCCCTAGGCGGTCGCGTTTCATCGGCTCAAGCCGAAACGCACGCCGATCTGCGAAGGGCTGGGGCATTAGTGGCCGTGGTTTCGTCCGTGTCTGAAATGAGGGAGGTTCTCGG